ATGCCCACCTCCCGCGAAACCATCCTCACCGCGCTATACGCGCGGCTCTCGGCGCTGGCGGCCACCGCTCTGCGCGGTGAGGTACTGCCCGAACGGGTTCCGGCCGAAGGCTTGCTGATCCTGCGCGACGGCGAGCCGGGGGAGCCCGAGGTGACGCTGTCACCGCTTGCCTACCACTACCAGCACCGCGCCGAGATCGAAGCAGTCGTGCAAGGCACTGGGCGTGACGCGGCATTCGACACTTTGACCGGCAGTATCGGCATGGCACTTGCCGCTGACCGCACACTTGGCGGCCTCTGCGACTGGGTCGAGGCTGAGGCACCGCGTCCGGTCGATCTGCCCGTCGAAGGCGCGGCCAGTCTGAAGGCAGCCGTCATTCTGGTTGTGCTGCATTATTCAACGGCCGACCCGCTGGCCTGACCCCGACAACCCGAGGAGAACACGATGGCACGAGCCCAAGGGGCGCGGGCGCAGATGGCGCTTGCGTTCGAGACGACCTATGGAACGCCGCCCGTGGGCGGCTTCACCAAAATGCCCTTCGCCAGCACCTCGCTTGGCGCGGAGCAGCCGCTGCTCAATTCCGAACTGCTGGGTTATGGCCGCGATCCGCTGGCGCCGATCAAGGATGCGGTGACGGCCGATGGCGATGTTGTCGTGCCGCTCGATGCCGAGGCGTTCGGCTTCTGGCTGAAGGCGGGTTTTGGCGATCCAACCACGACCGGCACCGGTCCCTGGAAGCACGAGTTTCAGTCGGGGTCATGGACGCTGCCCAGCATGTCGATCGAGACCGGCATGCCAGAGGTGCCGCGCTACGCGATGTATTCCGGATGCGTGCTCGACCAGATCAACTGGCAAATGCAGCGCTCTGGTCTGCTGACCGCCACGGCCCGGCTGGTGGCGCAGGGCGAGACTGTGGGCACGACGACGAATGCGGGCACGCCAGCAGCGCTGGACCTGAAGCGCTTCGGCCACTTCAACGGGGCGATCACGCGGAATGGCTCCGCCCTCGGCAATGTGGTTTCAGCCGACATCACCTACGCCAACAACCTCGACCGGATCGAAACTATCCGTTCGGACGGCCGCATTGATGGGGCCGACCCCTCTATCGCCGCGCTGACCGGCTCAATCGAAGTGCGCTTCGCTGACCAGACGCTAGTGACACAGGCGATCAACGGCGATCCCTGCGAGCTCGAGTTTGCCTATGTGCTGCCCTCTGGCGAGAGCTTCACCTTCACCGTGCACGCCGTCTACCTGCCGCGCCCCCGGATCGAGATTTCCGGACCGCAGGGTGTTCAGGCGACTTTCGACTGGCAGGCGGCACGCGACAGCACGGTTGGCTGGATGTGCACTGCCACCCTGATCAATGACATCGAGGTATATTGATGCTGACGCTCGATCTGACAAATACACCGCACTGGCACGACCTTGCGACCGGCGTGCGGGTGCAACTTCGCCCGCTGACCACGGCCCTGATGGTCGCAACGCGCAGCGACCCGGCTGTGGAAGCCGTGCCCGAGGACGCCTCGGACGAGGAACGGGCCGTCGCCTTCGCCAAGGCGCTGGCGCGGCGGGCCGTGCTTGCATGGGAGGGTATCGGTGATGCGGATGGCAACGCAATCGAGCCGAACCCGGAGGCCATCGACGCGCTCCTGGACATCTGGCCGATATTCGAGGCCTTCCAGCTGACCTACGTCTCCAAAGGCTTGCTGCTGGAACAGGAAAAAAACGTCTCAACGCCCTTGCCGAATGGTCCTTCGGCGGGGGCGACCGATACTGCCAAGCCTGCCAAGCGGCGTGCGAAGACTGCCCGGCGCGGCTGAACCGACCCGCCACCTTTGAAGGCTGGCAGGTCTGGGACCTCGTCGGCCGTCTCGGTGGTCAGCTGCGTGTGCTGCCGGGCGCGGTGATTGGTTGGGACATGTCGGCGGCACTGTCACTCGGTGACGCCCTCGGCATCCCGCCTCTGGCCATGGCTGAACTGCTGCCTGTCATCGAAGCGGTGATGGTGACTAAATTCAACGAACAGATGGATCATTCCAATGGCTGAAAAGCGCGTTTCCGTCCGACTTGCCGCGGTGGGCGGCCGACAGGTGCGCGCTGAGCTGGAGGGTGTGGGCGAGGCCGGGTCGCGCGGCTTCGGACGGCTCAGCCGGGAGATGGAGGCGGCCAATACAAGGCTCGCGGCGTTTTCCCGCCGTGTTGCGGTGGCTGCCGCTGCCGCCGTGGCCGCCGCTGCGGCTGCTGGCGTAGCCATGGTTCGCTCCGGGCTTCAAACCGTCGACGCGCAGGCCAAGCTCGCGCAGTCGCTTGGCACGACGGTCGCCTCGATCCAGACCCTCGAACGTGCGGGTGAGCTGGCTGGTGTCTCCATGTCCGGCATCGAACAGGCGACCAAGGATCTGACGCGACGGCTGAGCCAAGCGGCTGCCGGGTCTGGCCCCGCCGCCGACGCGCTGGAGAGGCTGGGACTGTCTGCCACCGACTTGATTGCCCTGCCGTTGGATCAGCGGGTGGGGGCGATCAACGCGGCCATCGAGGAGTTTGTCCCGGTCGCCGAGCGCGCGGCCGTCGCGGGTCAGCTCTTTGGCGAAGAGGGCTCGATCGCTATGTCGCGGATCGACACCGCGACGCTGCGCCAGGCGACCGAGGATGTTCTGGCATTTGGTGTGGTTGTTTCCGAGCAGGATGCCGACCAGATCGAACGCACCAATGATGCGATCTCGCGCCTTGGCCTCGTCTGGCGCGGTCTGTCGAACCAGCTGGCGGTTGCTGCAGCCCCCGCGCTTGAAGCGGTAGCGAATGCCATGGCGGCCGTGGCTAGTCGCACCGGGCCGCTTGGGATTGCGATCCGGGGGCTCTTCGACAACATCGGCCGTCTGACCACCTACGCCGGTACGTTCGCGGCCCTCCTGGCCGGGCGTTGGGTGGCCGGAATGGTAGCTGCGGCGATTTCCGTACGCGGCCTGGCGACCGCGTTGGTCGTGATGCGTGGCGCATTGATCCGAACCGGGATCGGGGCGCTCATCGTCGGCGCGGGTGAACTGATCTACCAATTCGGCCAGCTTGTCTCCGGAGCAGGTGGCTTCGGAAACGCCATGGCGCTGCTGGGCAGCCTCGTGAGCGAGGTCTGGGAGCGCATCAAGATGGGGGCTGGCAGCTTTGCGGCCTCTGCGATGGCCGCATTTGCCGATGTACAGGCCGCCTCCGCCACCGCGATGCAAGGCGCGCTCGAGGGGGTCGTCGGTTTTGCCAATGCGGCCGTGAACAGTTTTGAGGGCGCGTTCGAGGCGATCAAGGCTGTCTGGGGGCTTTTGCCTGCCGCCATCGGTGATCTCACGTTTCAGGCGGCGAATAGCCTGATCGAGGGCGTCGAGGCGATGCTGAACGGCGTCGTCTCGCGAATAAATGGCTTCATCGGGGGCGTGAATGCCGGGCTTGAAGCGCTCGGTGTGGAGCGGCGGATCGGCCTGATCGCCGATCTCGATCTGGGACAGCTTGAGAACCGCTTTGCGGGCGCTGCGACCCAGGCGGCCAACGCAGCGCAGGATGCCTTTGCCGGTGCGTTCGCCGACAACCCGCTGGCCGTACCAGATCTGGGTCTTTCGGGCGCAGCTACCGATGCTGCCGCCTCAGCCGAGGCCTGGAGGCAGAGCGCCGCAGCGCTCGCAGAAGGGGCACTGCAGCCACTCGAAGCTATGGAGGCTTTGCGCACGGCGATGCGTGCTGCCGGGACCGAGGCAGAGACCTCGCTTGACGGAGCCACGGTAGCTGCGGATCGCTTCGACGCTGCTTTGGCCGACGATGAAACCGGTGGCCCGGCAGCCGCGCTTGATGAAACAGCGGCCGCGGCTGGTCGTGCCGGAGGGGCGCTGCAGAGCGCTGCTGATGTCGCGCGCCAGTCCTGGGACGCGGCCCGTGCTGCCGTTGAGCGCACACAAGAGATCGCGCGGGGATTGGCGGATGACATCACTGGGCCGATCAAGGACGCGCTGAAGTCGGGCGAACTCAGCTGGCAAACCTTCGCGAGCGCGATATCCAGGATCGCCCAAAACCTTGCCAACAGGCTGATCGAGACCGCCTTCAAACCGATCGAGGACGCACTTTTCCGGGCTCTGTCCGGGTCGGGCGGCGGTGGCGGCGGCCTCTTTGGCTGGCTCTCTAGCGCCCTCGGCGGACTGTTCGGCATGGGCGGTACCTTTGCGAGGGGCGGTGCCTTTGGGCAGGCAGGCGAAATCACAGCCTTTGCCAACGGTGGCGTGGTTTCGCGCCCGACCGTGTTTCCCTTTGCGCGCGGGATCGGGCTGATGGGTGAGGCAGGCCCGGAGGCCATCCTGCCGCTGCGGCGTGGGCGGGGCGGTCGGCTTGGGGTTGAGGCGAGTGGCGAAGGCCAGGCCGCGCAGTCTGCGACCCGCATCGTCAACGTGCTCGATCCTTCGATTGTTGGTGATTATCTGGCAACACCTGCGGGCGAGCGGCTGATCGTCAACGTGATCCGGCGTAACCGGGGAGGCCTCGATGCTTAGGCTCTGGCCCTTCGCTGTGCGCCAACGGGTCACTGAAGTGCTGGAATGGAACACCGACACCCTGATCACCGAGGCGGCCGAACAGCGGATCGCGCTGCGCACTGTGCCACGGTCGATCCTGACGGTCTCGCATCTCCTCAATGCCAGTGACCTCGCGCGCGCGGCCGAGGTTGCCCGGGCCGGGTTGGTCGATACCTGGACGGTGCCGCTCTGGTATCTTGCGCGCCCGTCCACTGTGCCGGTTGATGCCGCCGACATAACTGTATTCGTCGACACCAGCGAGGGAGCGTTCGAAGCACCGGGACAGGCCGTCATCGCAGCCGATGGCGGTGAGGCACATCTCGTCGAGGTCAGCGCTGTCCTGTCGGACCGGCTGGAGCTGGCCGCGCCTGCGGGCGTGAGCCTTGTGCATCCGATTGTGGCCCCGGTGGGCATCGGGATCCTGACGCGGCCCCTCGAGATCGACCGACGCCGCCAGGGGCTGGGAACGGTCACGGCGAGTTTCACCCTACAAGACGGGACCAATCTGTCCGCCAGCAGTTATCCGACCCATCTGGGTCTGGATGTGCTGACCGATCCGGCCGTTCTGCGCCAACCGCTGGCAGAGAGTATCGCGCAATTCGTCGAATACATCGACAACGGGTTCGGTCCCATCGTGATCGAACCCATTCTGACCCATGTCCAGCGCCGGTCGACCATCACATTCATGGACCGGGGTGCGGCCCGCTGGATGCGCCGCCGCTGGCTGCATTCCCTGCGCGGCCGACAACGTGCTTTCTGGCTTCCGACCTGGGGACGGGAACTGGTCCTGCAGGCACCGGTCACGTCCTCGGCCACCTCCGTGATCGTCGCGACCACCGTCGATCCCGGCGTCTGGATCGGTCGGCATGTGATGTTCGATATCGCCTCGGGCCCGGTATTCCGCGAGATCACCGCTGCCGCCTATGACGCGCTCGGTATTCGGCTGACCATCGCGGCACCGGGGAAGAGCGTTCCAATCACAACACCGATCCATCTGCTCACCAAGGTCCGGCTCGATACCGACCGGATCGAACTTGAGCATTTCGCGACCCGCACAGAATTCGCCGCAAGCCTGATCGAGATCCCAGTATGACCACTGTGCCCGCATGACCTATGATCTTGCCGAGACCTCGACCGCCGAAGGGCGGCCGTATTTCCTGTATCTCTTTGCAGAGGGCGATCAGGTTTGGCGCTTCACCAGCAGAGCCACCGCCTGGACCTCGCCCGCAGGGGCCATCGCCAACGAGACCGAGGATCTGATCTGGGACCCATCCCCCGTCAGCCATGGGTCCGTCGTCCAGAGCAGCGACCCAAGGCGGGTCGATCTCAGCGTCTCCTTTCCGCTCTCCGATCCCTTCGCCCGCCGTTATCTCGGACCCCGCGGCCGGGCGCTCACGACACTCACCATCTTCCGGGGGCATGAACAGGTGCCAACGGAGGTGGTCGCGCATTGGAAAGGCCGCATTGTCTCGGCTCGGGTGGAAGGCCGACGCATCACCCTACGCTGTGAATCCCTCTTCACATCGATGCGCCGCGAGGGGGTGCGCGCCAAATACCAGCGGCTTTGTCGTCATGCGCTCTATTCTCGGGGCTGCCGTCTCGACATCGAGACATTTTTCGTCGGGGGCACGGCCAGCGCGCATCAGGGCCTGACGATCACCGTGCCTGAAGCCGCGCTGCTGCCGAACGGCTGGTTCCGAGGTGGCGTGCTGCGCCACGCGGGTATCCTGGGGTTCATCACAGGGCATGTCGGGGACGCACTGACGCTCTCTGGCCGGATGCCCGATTTGGAGACGGCCATTGATGATCCGGAAAGCCTGGCGCTCGTCGAGATCGCGCCCGGCTGTGATCTGCGCCGTGACACCTGCAAGGCCAAGTTCGGCAATCTCCTGAACTTCGGCGGCTTTCCCGACATTCCCGGCCGCAATCCGTTTGGCGGCACCAGCATCGTCTGACCCACATCTGAGAACCCATCATGGTCTGGAACTTCGTCGTCCAGATCGTCGCCAGCCTCGTGCTGACGGCGATCTCCTATGCGCTTTCGCCCAAACCGAAACTCGAAGCCCCGAAAGCCGCCGGGCTTGATGATTTCGACCTTCCGACAGCCGAGGAAGGCCGTCCGATTCCGGTTGTGTTCGGCACCATGCTGCTGCGTGGCCCGAATGTGGTCTGGGCCGGGGATCTGAAGGTCGATCCGATCCGCAAGAAGGGCGGCAAGAAATGAGCGAAGATCTGATCGTCACGGTGCAGGACCTGCGCGCCTCCAGGCTTTGCTTTCAGGGCGCGCGGCCGTGGTTCCGCCGCCATGGCCTCGACTGGCAGGCCTTCCTTGCAGACGGGCTTTCAGCCGAAGTGCTCGCCGCGACTGGCGACGCCCTGGCATTTCGTGTGATCGCGGAGGCTGAGAAGCGGGCGGCGCTTACCGCGAGCGAGACGTAGGGTGGGCGGTCGTTCGAAGTCGCAAACCGTTGGCTACCGCTATTCGCTCGGGGCGCATCTGGCGCTTTGCCACGGACCTGTGGATGCGATCCGCGAGATCAGGGTCGATGACCGTACCGCCTGGTCGATCGGAACGGGCCAGAGCACGTCGCAAGGAACCGGCGTCGGCGCATTGGCAAGCTATGGCACGGTCACGGGCATGTCTGCTACCGCGGCGGCAGAGGGCGACAGCGTGGCCGAGGTCCGGTTCCCGGGCACGCTCACCGGCATCCGGCTCGGCCAGAGCTATGATCTGCAGCTTCTGACGGACAACACAACCCGCACTGTGACCGTGCAGGCGGTGAGCTATGATGGGGGCACTGGCATCACCACCTGGCTCGTCGAGCCTGCGGCCACGGCCTTCACGGCCCAATCGGTGGCGGTGTCGGATGCTGCCAGTGTGCCAAGCCTCAACGGCGGCGCTGCGGGCGGACGCATCCGGATCAACAAGCCCGATCTCTTCGGCGGCGAGAAACGCGAAGGCGGCATCGTCGGCGACATCGATGTGCTGATGGGCGCGCCAAGCCAGGCGCAGAACGACTATCTCGCCGCCAATGCCGGGGCCGATGTGCCCGGCTATCGTGGGATCTGTTCGCTGGTGTTGCGGCAGGCGTTCCTCGGCCTCAACCCCTATCTCAAGCCATGGTCGGTTCGCCTGACGCGGATCCTGAAGGCGGAGGATGGCGGTCCGCAATGGTATCCTGAAAAGGCGCAGATCGTACCGGAAGTGCGGATCGGGGATGCCGCGATCTACATCGCCATGGACGCTTCGGGCTCGATGTCGGGATCGCGCATGGCGGCGCAAATCGCTGCCGTCTCGCGTCTGGTCGAAGAGATCGGCGAGAACGCCCTTGAGCCTAACGACATCCAGATCGTCACCTGGAACTCCACCGTTTCCGGTACGATCCTGCGGCGCGACGCCGATGCCACAGCCTACGGGGAGCTCAAGGACTGGGTCGATGCGCTCTCTAGCTCGGTGAGCGGCGGGACGGATTTCGGCGTCGCCGTCAGCCAGGCGGGGGCGTTTTTCAACGGATCGGGCGGTAAACGCCGCATCCTGATTTTCGTCACCGACGGTGAACCGAGCCCGGCCTCGACCCTGCAGACCGCCATCGCAACGCTGTCCGGCATCTCCGAGGTCGATGTCTTCGCCTTCAACATCGCACTTTCGGACACGAGTGCCACGGCACAGATCGACAACACGCCCGTCGATGGCGTGCCGGTCGTGCCTCCGGGCGACCCGGACGCGCTGGTGGCCTCGCTCCGAGCGGCCTTCGGGCGAGGCCCCGACATGAACCCGGCCCATATCATCCGGGAGTGTCTGACCAACGGGGATTGGGGTCTCGGGCACACGTTTTCGGACATCGGGCCCAGCTTCGCTGTCGCCGCGGACGCTCTTTTCTCTGAGGGCTTCGGGTTGTCGCTGCTCTGGCAGCGGGAATCGACCATTGAGGACTTCATCGCCGACGTGCTGAAGCACATCGACGCCTATCTCTATGTCGATCGCCGTTCGGGTCGCTGGGAATTGCGTCTGATCCGCGCCGATTATGATCCCGAGACCCTGCCGGTCTTCGATGAGATCAATGTCGTCGACTGGGGTGAGTTGGGCCGTCGCGAGGCCGCAGATCTGGTGAACTCTATCACGGCGAAGTTCTCCGACGCACGTACCGACCAGACCGGATCGGTGAGCGTGACCGATACCGCGCTCGTTCAGGACCTCGGTCAGGTGGTCAGCGCGACGGTCGATTTCCCGGGCATTCGCTTTGAGTCCCTAGCCGTGCGGGTCGCCGAACGCGACCTGCGGGCGCTCTCCGCACCGATCCTCTCTGGCGAGATCACCGTTTCCCGGGTTGGGGCCAATCTCGATCCGGGCGACGTGATCGCGCTTTCAAATCCCCGGCGCGGGCTGCAGGGCGTCGTGGTGCGTATCGTCGAGATCGATCACGGGGACGGGCGCGCCAATGGCGTGCGCCTCAAGATCGCCGAGGACGTCTTTGCCCTTGGTGAGACCGCGTTGGTCGGCGGCGAAAGCGGAGATCCGGGTAGCCTGATCCTGCCGCCCAAACCGCTGACCCGTCGCTGGGTGGCAGAAGCGCCATACTGGTTGCTCGTCCAGGAACTGGGGCACACGCAGGCCGACGCGCTCCTCGAGGAGGATCCCGGTGCGGGCGCGATCGTCGCGGCGGGGGAACGTCCCTCGGCCGATGCGCTCTCCGCGCAGGTCTGGAGCGACAGCGGGGCGGGCTACACGCTCCAAGAGGCGGTCGAGTTCGTGCCGACGGCGCTGCTTGTCTCGGACGTCAGCGACGATCCCGAAGAACGGATATTGACCGTCGGCAGCTGGACCGGGCTCGGGGACGTATCCATCGGCACGCTGGCCGCGATCGGTGCCGAACTGGTCCGGATCGACGGGGTGAGTACGACGGCGCTGACCGTCGGGCGCGGCTGTCTTGACACCGTTCCGCAGGCCCATCCCGCGGGTACGCCGGTGATCTGCTGGCAGCAGCTGGCGAATGCGTCGGAGGCAAGCTCTGCCGCCGGAGAAACGGTGACGATCAAGATGCTGCCCGAGACCGGCTTCGGGACATTGCCGCTGGCGCAGGCGCCCGAGGATGCGGTGACGTTGGCCAGCCGTGCGATCCGTCCGCTGCCGCCCGGGGATCTGCGCGGCAATGGCGTGTCGGTCGTCAACCCGAACGTCCTGAACCTCGGGCCGGTCCTTCTGACCTGGTCCCATCGCGACCGGCTCACCCAGACCAGCAGCATATTCGATGCCTATGACGCGGCCGACATCGGACCGGAACCGGGCGTCACCTACGCCTTGGAAATTCGCTGGGTCGAACCGGACACCGATGCCCCTCTCGAGCCACCCGCCGCCGTGATCGACGTGGGCGGTGCCAACAGCATCACGCTGACCAAGGAGGATGTGCCGATTCTCGCAGCGCCCACGGGTACGAAGCATTTCGAGGTCCGGGTGCAGGCGCGGCGTGCGACCGGCACCATCAGCTATGAGGCTCGGGCTGCCCGCTCGATCCGGCTCTTCATGCCGGACGGCATCAAGGTGGCCGAGGTCTCCGTCTGGACCGAGATCGGGGCCGACGCGCGCCTGACCGTTGCCCAAACAGCGCTCTGGATCGGCATTGGCAGCGATGCGCGTCTGACGGTGCCGGGCGTCGACATGTTCACCGAATGGGGCGGCGCGCCCCGTATCACGGCCGCATCGGCGGCTCTCTACATCGAGGTACTCCCATGAGCTACATCCTGCATCTCGGACACCAGGCCACTGATCTTGCAGGCGTCGAGGGCCGTATCAGCACCGATGCTGCCGGGTTCGACCCCGATCTCGACATCAATTGCATCAAAATCACGACCCCGGAAGCCGTCTCCGTCCCGTTTTCGACCTCCTGGGATCCGCCCAGTGAGGTGCCCCTAGATTTGTAGACGCTTTGCCCCCTAACTTTGAGGCTAGGAGGCCGTCATGGGGACAAGCAATTACAGCGACGAGTTCAAGCGGGATGCGGTGCATCAGATTACGGTGCGC